TCCACTGACTGGCGTCACGTTTCAACAGCAAATACAGGGTAAGAGCTACGGCCCATGGACAATGCAAGAGATTGTGTACTTTCGTGAGCCATCGCTGACGGACGAAGTGGGACCAGGGCTCGCACCGGCGCGCGTGGCGTTGCAGAGTGCGCAGTTGTCGCATTATCTTGAGCGCTTTACCTCAGCGTTTTTCGAAGGTGGTGCACAGCCCATCACTGTACTGAACTTGCCGGAGAGCATGGATGAAGCAGAGTTCAAACGATTCCAAGGCGAATGGTCAATGCGGTTTCAAGGTGTCGTCAATGCGTTTCGAACCGCGTTTGTGCGTGCGCCAGACCTTAAAGTTACAACGATCACACCGCCGATTAATACGCTGTTGTTGCCAGAGCTTCAGGAGCGCACCATTACCGCTGTCAGCATGACGCTTGGTGTTCCGCGCACGATGCTCGAGGCCAGTGCTGCGAACTTCGCCACTGCCGACAGTGACCGACAAAGCTTCTGGCGTGAAACCATCATCCCACGTTTGTCACTCTATGAGCAGGTCATCAATAACCAACTGCTCTACCCGCTGAACTACGAAATGCAGTTTAACCCCGAAGCGCTTGACGTGATGCAAGCCGACGAGGCAAACCGTGCCGGTTCGTTGTTGCAGTTGGTGCAAGCTGGCGTCCCACTCCGTGGCGCAATGCAGATTTTAGGGTATGACCAAATCGAAGAGGCGCTTGGACCAGAGCCCGAACCAACGCCACCAACATCGCCCGACGCGACGCCAAACGAGCCGAGCGCTGGTGTCAGCGAGGAGGTGCAACCAGGTCAGGACATTGTGCCTGATGAACTTGACAACGTCGCCACCAAGCGCCGTGCAGAGTTTGGACTACTGGCAAAAAAAATTGAGCGTCGCATCAAAGCCGGAAAGTCAGTGCACTGCACTTTCGAGAGCGACGTCTTAACGGCGGACGAGGTGAAGAGCGTTATGAACTGCATCACTGACGGCATGACTGTCGACGAGGTGCATGAGGTGGTGAACGCTGTCAAAGCCATCGACGATATGACTGACGATGAAAAGCGCATCTATAACAAAATCGTCAAGGCGATGGAGGAGCGAGGTGTTGAGTGGGCACGTGCAATTCTGCGTGACGAGCAGGTTGACCCAAGTCTGCAAGATGTATTAGAGCCAGTACTTCGCGCCGAGCTTCAACGCACAACGCTCAATCGTATTGACCGCCTCGGTACACAGTTCGGCATCGGCGTTGACCCTGCTGATGGCGGTGTTGTTGTGCAAGACTGGTTGGCTGATTATATGCCACGTTTCGTTGATGAGATTGATCGCACGAGCGACAAGATTATTACTCGAGCCATTGAAGCATTTCGCACAACGCCTGGCATGACCGTGCAAGATGTTGCCGCCATGATTGAGCCAGCAGTAGGCAAGGCACGTGCATCAAATATCGCCATCACGGAAACCACGCGCGCTGCATCACAGGCCACGGTCGAATATCGGAAATATTTGTCACAACGTGGTGTAATGATGGAGCGAGTATGGAACACCGATGCTGATGACCGTGTTTGTCCTATTTGCGGACCACTGAATGGCAAGACTGATGCAGTGTGGGGTGCTGAGTTTCCTGATGGCCCACCAGCGCATCCACGCTGTCGCTGTGACACTGGCCTCCGTGTGGTAAGGGAGTAGCGATGGATATTAGCATCAAAGTCCTCGCTGATGTCAGCCTTGGAAAATATCAGGACATGGTGCGCACTGTGCTTCTGGCATATGGCCAAGCGGTCAAACAGGAGATGATGGAGGACAAACCACGTCCACCAACGCAGGGCTCAATGCGCTATAAATCCGAGCGACAACGGCGCTTTGTCATGGCGATGATAAAGCAAGGCAAAATCAAGGTGCCGTATGTGCGTGGGCAAGGTAGTGGACTCAAGGGAAGCGAAACGCTCAATCGCAGTTTCCGTGTTGACCTTGAGGGTGACAGCGTCGTGTTGTACAGTGCTGCATCCTATGCGCCGTATGTTGTCGGCGATCAACAAGCTGAGATTCATCAAGGTCGCTGGCGCACTGCACTCGACGCTGCGAACATCATCGCTCAGCGTGGCGACCTTGACAAGATTGTCAGCATGACGCTGGCAGATTTGGAGAATATGTAATGCCATACTACGTTGAAGAGACCGACGGACAATTCTGTGTGTTCAAAGAGGGTGCAACGACACCACTCGAGTGCTACGATGACGTCGACGCAGCCGAGCGCTATTTTACGGCGCTGACCATCGCTACAGCCGACGAAGCCAAGGCGGAGAGCGATACCCACATACCGCCCGAAGCCGTGGCAGACAATGCACGCATGGCGCTCGAAGTTCGTGCAGAGAAGCCAGCATCCGAGCAAGGCATGACGCTGGTTGGTCTTGCACGGGCCCGACAGCTGGCAGAGCGTCGTCCCGTCAGCGTGGCAACGCTTCGACGCATGCTGTCCTACTTTGCACGCCATGAGGTCGACAAAGAGGGTGCGACATGGGAAGAGCAAGGCAAGGGGTGGCAAGCGTGGTATGGATGGGGTGGCGACGAGGGTCGCGACTGGGCACAGGCGATTATTGATGAGGAGGACAGCATGGAAGCGAAGGCGGTTCACGTCGAGGTCACCGTACATATTGACGATGACTACGAGGATGCAACGGCGGAAATGGAAGAGGGAATTGCCGAAGTGGTCGACGCTCTTGACAACACCCGTACCATGAAAGCAGAGGAGGGCGATGTATTGGACACCGTCAAGACACTACCACAATCTGTCAAGGCGATCGGCGACTACATGGTTCAGGGCAAGGGCATCGTATACGGTGGCTTTGACCTCACTGATGACCGCTTTACCAAAGACACCGACCTCGGCGAATCACGTCCATTCGAGGGGATGCCTGTGTTCTATGACCACGCCATGGGCGGTATCAAATCGCAAATCGGCACCGTCAAAGCGTGGGTGCCAAGCGATGAAGGCATCGACGTAGAGATTGAGCTCGATCGCCGTCACAAATACGCTAAAGAGGTGATGAAGCTGGTGGACAGCGGTGCACTTGGTTTGTCAACCGGTGCATTGTCTCACCTCGTTGTGCGTGAGCCAGTCAAAGGTGGCTATGAAATCAAGCGTTGGCACGTCGCCGAAATCAGCTTGACACCGACGCCAGCAGAGCCACGCACCGTTACCGAAGTCAAGAGCGAAGAGGGCATAGTGTCGAGCGATGCTGACACGACGCCAAAGCCTGACGATAGAGAGACGATTATCAGCAAGGAATTAGACACCATGTCAGACATTAAAGACGCAGTAAAGCAAGCCATCACCGAGCTTGCTGGTGAGCCAGTACAGGGTGGCGTCATTGCCGCACCTGCCACCAAGACCGTGACGAGCCGTGGTTTCAGCAACGAGCCAACCGAGGCATTTAAGCACTGGATTCGCACAGGTGACGAAGTCGCAGCAAAGGCAACCTTGGTTGAGGGCACCAACGACAACGGTGGTTACCTCGTACCAAAGGATTTGTACGACATGATTGTCGGCCGACGCGATGAGCTCAGCCTGTTGTCACAGGCTCGTTTCATGCGACTCACCACATCACGCCGTCAGATTGACGTGCCAGCACAGGATGCAAAGTCAGACTTTGCCGTCGTCGCTGAGGCTGGCAGTGCCAACATCGACGAGCCAACGTTTGCCAACACCAAAACCATCACGATCTACAACCATAGCTTGGCTATGAAGGTATCGAATGAGTTGTTGCGTGACCAAGCCGCCAACCTTGAGCAGTTCCTCACCGAGGAGATTGGCCGTGCCGCCGCTCGTGCCACCAACAACGCCATCATTGCTGGTACTGGCTCAAGCCAACCATACGGCATTTTGGCACGTGCCACTGTCAGCGAGACGCTCGCCACCACAACTGGCGTCGACTTTGCCGACATCATTAACATCATGGGCAAGTTGCCATCATGGTATGACGAGCAAGGCGCAACGGCGTGGATCATGCGTAACGCCACCAAGTACGCAATCCGTGCGTTGACCGGCAACTATCCACAGTTCCGCCCACTTGAGGCCGGTGGCACTGGCGACCTCGAGGGTTACCCAGTGTTGGTCAGCGACAAGATTGCTGCGATGGCTGCATCAGCCAAGTCCATCATTTTCGGCAACATGAGCTACTACGCTTTTGTCGAGAATGGTAGCTTGGAAGTATCACGCAATCCATACCTGTACCAAGAGAACTACCTCACCGGTATCTTTGTTAACTACCGCTTCGGTGGCGACGTGACACAGCCAGAGGCATTCGTCTACGGCGTACACCCAGCCAGCTAAACAGCACAATCAGCGGAGTGGTAGTGCGCACTATCACTCCGCATTGGAGTATCAATGAAAGTCCAAGTCATCAAGGGTTTTGCAGTGCGTGACACATCGGGCCGTATGGTGTATGCCATTATCGGCGACATTGTGGACATCAGCCCTGCAGATGCCAAAAGCCTTGAGAAGCGTGGCAGCGTGGTGATTCTTGAAGACACACCACCACCAGCGCCAAAGCCAGCGAAGAAAAAGGTGATATAGATGGCGTATACGACAACGGCCGCACTAAAAGCCTACCTCGGCATCACATCGTCAAGCGATGACTCATTGCTCGCCGATGCGATCAGCCGTGCAGAGGCGATGATTGACCGGCATTGTCATCGCCACTTCGAGCCTGAATCGCACCACGGCCCTGCTGCATTGCACGTACACTATTTCACACCGCTCCGAGAAATATACGGCGGTGATTTGCTTGATGAGTACACACTGAATCTAAACCACGATTTAGCTGAACTCACCAGCATCACCAATGGCGACGGTTCGGTGATACCAAATAACCAAGTGGTCTTGTTGCCACTGAACACCGTGCCAACCAGCATGATTCGCATTAAGTCATCATCGGGGTATTTTTGGACATACAGCGATAGTCCTGAAGGCTCAGTGCAGATTGCTGGGAAGTGGAGTTACAGCCTCGATGTCCCTGACGACATCGTCGCAGCAACTCTACGCCTCGCTGGCTATCTGTACCGTCAGCGTGAAGGTACACCGGACAGCGACCGCTCCATCATCAGCGCTGATGGCGTTATGCTCGCAGCACAGCGCATCCCCGCTGATGTGCGTGAGATATTGCGTCCATTTATCCGGAGGTCATAGCATGGGCAGTCAGATAGACGCCATCTTGGACGCCGTCGAGGCAATGTCCGTGAGCGGTGTGACCACGGTGTACCGAGGTGCTACGCTCAAAGACAATGTTGAGGTTGCTGACTTGCCAGTGCGTATCATCAGTGCGATCGGCATGATGTCATCGCGCACCACGGTGCAGACACTTGGTGGTAGTGGACACGTCATGCAAACCGAGTGGACAATCACCGACGTGGCGATGCTGAGAGCGGCGGGCATGGGCATCGGTCTCAAAGACGTTGCGCCAAGCCTTGAGACGTACATGGCGTCATATCACGACAGCGCACGGACGTTGCAAGGTTCAGCATGGGCACTGACTGGCCTCGGTGTTCGTGCGCAGGTGTTGGAGTGGCCACAGGCATCGGGGCGGTTTTATGACGTGGTCACGGCAACGCTGACCATACGAGAGATTATCCAATAGGAGGCAAACCATGGCACAGACCACTGGAGCAATAACCGGATCAGCTGCGGCCGTATGGCTGAAGGTTGCCGCCGGTTCATACGTGGATTACAGCGGACAGTCACAGAGCGTCGATGCCGTCACTGGCTCACGTGTCAATGACAGCGCATACACCTTCGACGGCGCCAACGCCATCATCATGCTGGGCAAAGAAGAGCCGGTCGAGGTTACTGTTAACTTCCTGTACACCGAGGTTGCTGCGGAACTTTGGGAAGCTGCATACGACGCATGGAAGGCAGGAAGCGCTGTGCAGGTCAAGTGGGAGCCCAAGGGTACCACAGGAAGAGAAATTGAGACATTAGCCACTGGCTACATCACCAGCATTGATTTCCCAGCGGTTGACGCATCGAGCGCTGGCCCTGTCACTGCATCGCTCACCGTGATGGCACCTGGCATCACCTGGACTTAGTCAGCAGGCAGTGCGGTGTCGGGCATCCACCGCATAGCCACCACACCGCTTAACGCGGAGATGCCCAAAGGATCTATCACGCTACATAGGAGATGCCCATCACTATGACACCACAATACACGGTTAACGTCGACAAACTGACAATCCGCGATGTCATTGCTATCCAAAACGCTGGAGGCGACATCAGCGCATTGATGCCAATCTACGCCAAGGTCATCGAACTGCCGGAGGGTACCGATGTGCTCGACCTGCCAGCACGGCACTTAAAAGCCATTGCCCAAGCCATCGTGCAGGAGATGACCGCCGACATGGGAAACTAAAAACAGCGGTGCTCGCTCACCTGTGGACACAGGAATCACCACCGCTGGAGTACATAGAACTGCAGATGTGTCGCGACGTCTACCACTGCCCTCCGCAACACCTGCCACCATGGCCTGTCATTAGACAGCATATGATGATGATACAGGTGGAGAATGAGGTCAGAGAGAAGCGACAGAAAGCGAAGCGCAAGTAATGGCGGAAACAGTCGTAATCAATTTTACTGGCAAGGACGACGTATCACCGGCGGCGAAAAAAGCCGAGAGCGCTATCAAAGACGTTGGTGACGCCGCAGAAAAAAGTGGTAGCAGATTTGACGGCATGAAGGAGCTGGCGCGCGGTGCATTTCAGAGCATCGGCGCTGGTGCTATTGGTCTTGCTGGACAAATCGGCTCGAGCATCGTTGGTGGCGTTACCGATTTCTTTACCAGCGCTGTGCAGGGCTCAATGGATTATCAGAATGTTCTTGCACAGACCGAAGCGGTGATCGCCTCGACTGGTGGCGCTGCGGGCTACACCGTCGAGCAGATGGAAGAGTTGGCGCGCTCAATGTCGGCAGCTGAGGGCATGTCACTGTTTGCCGATGATGAGATTCTTGGTGCACAAAACATCCTTGCAACATTTACCAAAGTTGCCGGTGAGCAATTTGCCGGCGCTACCCAAGCATCGCTCGACATGGCGCAAGCGTTGGGCATGGATGCGTCAAGCGCTGCCATGATGATGGGTAAGGCGCTCAATGACCCTATCAAGGGACTATCAGCGCTCAGCCGATCGGGCGTGTCGTTTACCGCCGAGCAACAGGCAATGGTCGAGGCGATGGTCGAAGCTGGTGATGTTGCCAGCGCACAGAATCTCATTTTGAATGAAATGGCAGTGCAGTTCGGTGGCTCAGCGCTCAAAGCAACGGAAACCTTCGAAGGCTCAATGGTTCTACTCAGCGAAGCCTTTGAAGATGCGAAGGGAAGCATCGGTGATGCACTGCTCCCAGTGCTGACACGCCTCGCCAACGTCGCCATGAGCACAGTGGTGCCAGCAGTTGCACAAATCACTAGCGTCATCGGGGCATGGATAACCGGCCTTGATTGGACCTACATCATCACGTCAATCAGCAACGTCATCAACGGATTCATGAGCTTTGGTACAGCAGTGCCATGGGATGCCATCACCGCTGGGTTTGACGCCGTGATAGCAGCGGTCATGACGGCGCAACCACTGTTTGACGCCATTGCTGGTCTTGTTGTCAATCTGTTTGCCGCCTTTACTGGCCCCGAAGCACAGGGCGCCGCTTCTGGCCTTGCTGGTGTCATTACCATGATTATCGGGCACCTTGGTGGACTGTGGACAACGATACAATCTACGCTGACGGCAGTGATTAACACGCTGTCGCCAATCATTGCTGAGATTGTGACATTTGCAATGGAGATTGTCAGCGCCATCACGACGACACTGCAGAGTCCGGAATTGGCCAATGCCTTCGCACAGGTGCAAGTGCTGTTTGCAACGGTGGGCGTGGTCATTAAGGAG